AAAAATGTTGAAACTTTAACGAAATAAGGTAATATATGTCAGACGTAATCGCTAATGCGACCGCCACTGAGCAAACTGGTGTGAATCCTGTAGATGCTATTGCAGGGATGATTGCCGCCAACAGGCGTAACACTCCCCCGACCGAAGCAGCTGCACCACCAGCAGGACAAGAAGAGGCGCAAGCCAAATCCCCTGAGGCGACTCCTGAGGAAGGAATCGAACCTGAAGATGGTATTGACGGGGCTACAGACACTGTAGATTCAGAAGATACGGATGAGGCCACCGATGGTGTAACCGAGCCGGTTAACTTCTTGGAGTTTGCAGAGCAGAATCCTGATATGTTATGGCGAATTCCCAATAAGGACGCAGAAGGCGGTTTTATTGAAATTCCTGTATCAAAGGCGGCTGCTATTCTTGGCCAAGGAAGTGCTATCCATGAGAATGCTCGTAAGCTTAAAGCCGAAAAAGCAGACTTTGAAGAGTATGAAAGTAAACGCAGAGCTGAATTAGATGGTTTGCAAATTGGATTGGAATTAACTGTAGTACCTCAGTTGCAACAAGCGGCTGATGAACTGGTGAAAATCCAAGGATTTAACCAACAATGGAAGCAAATCTATGACAACGCCACAGATGAAGTTCGTAGAAGTGAGGCAGAAGCCGCAATTCGACAAAACAACGAACTGATTCAGGAAAAGTCAGAGTTCATCAAAGCGAACAGACCAAAGGTTGAGCAGTTTTTTAGTCATCGAAGTGAGTTTGTAAAAGGTCAACTTGAACAAGCTCGTCAAAACTTCAAAGATAAAGAATTGGCCAACAAAGCGGTTTTTACTGAATTGCGAGACAAATTGTCTAAAGATTGGAATGGTGCAAGCGGTTCATTTGTTCCTGGTGTCCAAAACATTGATTTGGTATCCAGTGATGAATATCTTTTAGGGTTGATTCGGGATGGCATGAAATTCCGAGAAGGCCCTAAAGTCAAGAACGCTGGAGGTTCATTGGCGGCAGCTAGTAAACCAATGGCTCGTGGCAAAACTGCACCTGAAGACAAGACAGTTGAACTTCAAAGGAAAGCGCAGACCGGTGATAAGAATGCGGCTCGTGACCTTTTAGCAACCATGCTTGCAAGCAATAAACGCAAGCGTTAATCAGGAGATTTTATGTCTACTATTACAAGTACCTCGCTCGGTAACGGCAATGGCGCATACGCCACCGATATCGTTGTCAAAGACCTTGACATGACTGTTTCTAACTATGTTAAAGATCGTACACCGATCACTAACATGGCTATGAGCAAAAAACGCAAAGTTAACTCTACTTTGCACATTTGGCCTATCGACTATTTCCGCACTCCTACTTTGAACGCAAAGTTGGAAGGCGCATCTGTCGAAGCTTCTGCTGCTGAGTCAAACACTCGTGCTAACTGCGGTAACTACACACAGATTTTTACAACTGTGATTGGTGCTACAGGTACTGCCCGTGCTGTTGAGCAAGCTGGTGGTGACCCACAAGCATATCAAGAAGTCAAACAATTGACTGAGATTATGTTTGACGTTGAGTTGCAAATGGTTCGTGCTGACGGTGCTTCTATCAAGTACTCTGGCCAAGCATCTAGCCAAGCATCTACACCTAACAACGGTCGTCGTTTTGGTTCTTTGTACTCTTTTGCCGGTACACGTTCAGGTAACCCTGATGACGGCACTTCAGTCTTGAACTTGGCTGCCAATGATGGTAACGACACAACCACAGCTACTGCTACTAACACACCTTTCAATGGCGTGTTGAGCAACTCTGGTTTGGGTTATTTCACTATCGGTACTGGTGAGACTCTACAACCTTTCAGCCCTGTGCTGTACAAGCAGTTGGTGACCACCGCTGAACAACGCTTTAACGCAAAAATCACTAACATGGTTGTTGCGACTTCAATGCGTACAGCGATCTCTGACAACATTCCTCAGAGCCGTTCTATCAACCGTTTTAACCCTGCTGACAAGGGCGACACGATTGGTACATACGAAGGTGACTTCAACTACACCTACCAAATCGATGACAACTGGGTTATGGACCAAACTGGCGCTGACAACACTAGCGTCTTGTTCCTGAACCCTGACGTTATCCAGTGGGGTTCCTTGCGTGAACTCGGTCCTAACAACGAAGTGTTCTCAAATGCAGACGCTTCTTTGGACCAGTACATCATGGAAGGTACATTGATTGTTCGTAACCCTGCCGGTGTTGCTGTGTTGGCCTCCATCACACCTACTGGCTCTGTTGTGACAACTCCACGTAACAGCGCTTACGTTAAGCGTTATTTGACCTAATCTCAAGGTCTTTCTGAAGGGGGTGGGCAACCGCCCTCTTTGGAAATATCTGGAGTAATGCAATGAATGATGATGAACACGTTGAAGTAAACGAAGACTACTACCTTAAAGGCAATCTTGAGGCGGGGGTTGATGGTGTTTTTCGACAAAACGATAAGTTGTTCAACGAAGTAAAGTCTGGCACTTGGTCGCAAACCTTCAAAACCAACAATATTGATTACAAAGTTGGTGCTATTGATGGTGAGCGTTATGTTCAATACGATCAGAAGAATGTAGAAGCCATTCGTGAGTATTGCAAAGGCCGTAGAGAGTTCTATCAAATGATTGGAACTACAGATAACCCATTTTTTGCTGGCACTTTTGAGGCAATGAACTTGCCCAAATGCTTTGCACATGAAATTAGCGGCAAATGGTTTAATAACCGCCCTTGGGAATTGATTAAGCAAGATAAGGCAGATAAAATTAAGTTTTATGCCATCGTTAACCAGTTTTATAGTGATTTCGTGTGCCACCCTAGCGGGAAAATACCATTACCCTATAATCCTCTAGTCAAGACAAAATAAGGATGTTTTATGGCTCTTTTCATCCAATCCGGCAATGCTCTAGTTAGCCGAGTAGCACAATGGGTAGGAGCCATTCCAGCCTCAATCGGCATTAATGCCACATCATTTAATTCTTCTACTGGTGTTATTACAGCAGCATCTTCTGTAGACGGAATTGTTTTAGTTGGTGACTTTATTGGGTCAAGTGTTTTAAAGCCCTATACAACAGTTTTAGCTGTTTCTGGCACATCCATTACAGTAAGCGATATTGAAGGCATCTGGGAGGGTACAACCTATCCTACGGCCATTCTAAAATTGCCGACTCAATCAACTTCTGAAATTTTGTCTTGCATTCAATTGTGCGAATTAAAAATGCGTACTATTGAGCTTCCTGCATTGCGTACAGATCCTTATGGCGATGTGCCATCCAGTTTGATTACGGATTCACAGGGTATGGCAGACATTCCTGCCGACATGAACAAGCCTATTTTGTTCTTCCAAGAAACACCTAATAGTTCTGTCCCACCAGGCACACCTGCTGCTTCTATGGGTCCTTGGATCATGTACGACCGAGTTGGTGACCGAGAGATTATTCGCAGACGAATGATTGACCAACTGTACGTCAAGCCATTTGGTGTCCCTCGTGTGATTCGTGCTTCATTTTCTGAAGTTGGCCAGCGTTATGTGTTTACGCCAAACCCTGGTGAAGGCGTAGAAATCAAAGCTTACTATCAACGTACATTTCCATTCTTGTTTGGACCTACGGATGACCCGCTGTATCCAATTGTGCAAAATAATGCAGCTTTGGCTTCATTCCCTGAAGGTTATATGTATGGCACATTGTGGGCATACTATGACAAAAACAAAAATAACGAAGAGGCTCAAAAATGGAGCGCCCGTTATGAAGATGCTTATGGTTTGATTGAAGACCAGAACTTTAAAGGTAAATGGCTTGGTGGCGACCAACACCTTACTTCAGAATTCCAACCACGCAACTATCGCTACAGCTTCAAGTAAGGAAAAGTCATGGCAACAAGTGGTCTTTACGGAAGCAGCCCAACAGGTGGTCTGGTTGCAGCTCCTGGTTCGGAATCTGCAGGTTTGTATGGAAACTCAACTAATTTTGGCGGTACATATTTTGAATGGTTTATTTTTCAAGATTCTGCTACTCAACCAGCAACGCCAACTGGTGGTTCATGGAATTTTTTAACTAATACAGGAACACCCCCATCTGGTTGGTCATCTGCTCCTCCATCTAATCCTACATATACAATTTGGTTTTCTATTGCAATTGTTAATAGTCGTAATAATGCTGCATTAGTTTGGACTACTCCAGCACCATTTGCTGGCGCACAAGGTCCTACAGGACCCGCAGGAACAACAGGACCAACAGGACCCGCAGGAAGCACTGGGCCTACCGGAAGTGTTGGACCTACAGGTGCATCAGGCCCAACAGGAAGTACCGGAGTCGTTGGCCCCACAGGTGGATCAGGACCTACTGGAAGTGTTGGACCTACCGGAAGTGTTGGACCTACAGGTAGTGTCGGACCGACTGGTCCCACAGGAAATGCCGGACCCACAGGCAGTGTTGGTAATACAGGACCTACTGGCCCCACCGGAAGTACAGGTGCGGCTTCCACAGTGCCAGGCCCTACAGGTCCCACAGGAAATACAGGAAACACCGGACCCACGGGTCCCACAGGCGCACTTGGACCTACAGGACCTGGTGGTGCTTTGGCTTATTGGGGTTCTTTTTGGTCAACACAAGATCAAGCAGCCGCTAATACTACAACTGCTTATGCAATAACATTTAACAACATTGACGCCAATTCAAATGGCGTTAGCATTGTTAGCAATAGCCAAATTACATTTGCTTCTGCAGGTGTTTACGACATTCAATTTTCAGCACAAGCAGATAGAGTTTCAGGTTCTGGAACGGATACTATTGATATTTGGTTTAGAAAAAATGGTGTTGATATTGCAGATAGCAATACTATCGTAACTATTTCAGGTGGCGCTGTTGCTGCTAAAACTGTTGCTGCATGGAATTATGTATTGCAATTAAATGCAAATGATTATGTTGAATTGATGTGGAGAACATCAGACATTAATCTTGAGCTGATTGCTGACCCTGCAGGAACTAGCCCAACACGCCCTGCTATTCCTAGCGTTATTGCTAGTGCTGTGCAAGTGATGTACACCAATCTTGGTCCTACAGGTTCTTCAGGACCTACAGGCCCCACAGGTGCATCAGGAACATCTATTACTGGCCCAACAGGACCTACGGGAGCTACTGGTGCGGCATCTACTGTTGCGGGACCTACAGGTCCTACAGGTGCAGACTCAACAGTAGCGGGACCCACCGGTCCCACGGGCGCACTTGGACCCACTGGCCCCACTGGTGCTGATTCAACTGTTGCGGGACCCACAGGACCTACTGGTGCAAATGGAACTTCAGGAACAAACGGACCCACTGGCCCCACCGGAGCAAATGGAGCTGCCGGATCGGTCGGACCTACAGGTCCGCAAGGCATTCAGGGGGTAGCCGGACCGACTGGACCAACTGGCCCAACTGTATATCCCGGCGCTGGACTTGCTGTATCAACTGGTACTGCTTGGGGCACATCAAAAACTTCGCCAACTGGTGATGTAGTTGGCACAACTGATACGCAGACGCTGACTAACAAAACATTTACCGGGTATACAGAAACTGTGTATGCACTGTCGGGGACTGCGATTAGCCCTACAAATGGCACTATTCAAACCAAAACCCTTGGCGCAAACACAACCTTTACTGAATCGCTGGCTGATGGGCAGTCTGTTGTTTTGATGGTCAACCCTGTCACATACACAGTGACTTGGCCCACAATCACTTGGATAAACATTAATGGCTCTGGCACTGCGCCAACTTTAGAAGCATCATCCATAAACGTGGTCATCTTGTGGCAAGTTGGTGGCACTGTGTACGGTAATTGGGCAGGGAGCGCGTAATGTTTTTGGCTAACAAGTTAAACAAGGGTGCGGGTTTCCCTATTGATCCAGACTTTGAATATGTCACCATGCTGCTGCACGGCGATGGAACCAATGGTGGTCAGAACAACACGTTCTTGGATTCGTCCACCAACAACTTGACCCTCACACGTAGTGGCAATACTACGCAGGGATCGTTTTCACCGTATGGCAATAACTGGTCAAACTATTTTGACGGGACTGGTGATTATCTAACAGTATCAGCAAATAGTTTTTCAACATCTGGAAGTTGGACGATTGAGGCGTGGTGTTATTTTACGGATGGTAGCCGCAACGATGTATTAATTAATGGATTGCTTAATGATCGTCTGTATGTTCAATATATTGGAACATCACTTTATGTTGGTGATGCAGTAACCAACAATTTGGTCATATCAAATGCAAAGCCAATCAATCAATGGTTTCATCTTGCCGTTGTAAAGAATGGAAGTACTTACACTGCTTACATTAATGGTGTTAGTGTTGGATCATCAACAACTGCGTTAATAAGTGCAACAATTTCAACTTGGGAAATTGGAGGCAGAACTTCTCAATCAGCTTTTTCATTGGGCTACATTAGTAGTTTGCGTATTACAACTTCAGCGGTTTATACGGGCAACTTTACCCCTTCAACTTCTCCATTGACAGCAATTAGCGGAACGTCTTTGCTGACTTGCCAGAGCAATCGATTTAAAGACAACAGCAGCAACAACTTCGCGATCACGCTCAATGGCAATACTAGTGTCCAACGCTTCAGTCCGTTTGCACCAACTGATAAATACAGCACTGCAACGATTGGTGGCAGTGGATACTTTGATAACGCAAACCAATTAACCGGACTAGGTTTTACAGCGCAAACGGTTACTGGAGATTTTTGTGGTGAATGCTGGTTTTATAGGACTGAAACCAGAGCCAATTACTCCATAATTTTTGGCGGCAGCTTTTCTGGGGGAAACACAAATCATCAATTCACTGTCACAAATACTGGTGGCGTTGCGATGGTGTTAGCGGGAACGGGAATTATTGCTGCAACTGGTACGGCTGCTGTAATAAATCAATGGAATCACATTGCATGGGTGCGTAGTGGTTCAAGTTGCGCTATCTTTGTAAATGGAGTTCGGCAGGCTACGGCAACTTCATCTATCAATACAAGTCTTTGCAGTCGCATTGGAATTCTTGATAACGTAGGGGCTTCTTATTGCCCAATCGGGTATGTGGCAGATGCTCGACTGGTTATTGGTAGTTCGGTTTATGACCCATCGTCTACAAGTATCAGTGTGCCAACAGCGCCACTAACAGCAATCACCAACACCTCATTGCTCTGCAACTTCACCAACGCAGCGATCTTTGACAACGCAATGATGAACGATCTTCAAACGGTCGGCAACGCGCAGATCAGCACCAGCGTGAAGAAGTACGGCACGGGGTCGCTGGCGTTTGATGGTACTGGCGATTGGCTTACCTGTATTGATAATCCAAATTTACAGTTAATTTCTGGAAATTTTACAATTGAAGGATGGGTTTATTTGAGCGCGACAGGCGTTGCCTATGGAATTGTTAGCAAAGGCACAAGCACAACTGGCTGGTCTGTAAATGTCACATCTGGAAACAAACTTCAGTTTAGCTATACATCTTCAAATCTTACTGGAGCCACCTCTTTAGCTGCAACAACTTGGTATTATTTCGCAGTTGTTCGAAATGGAAGTGCGACAGGTAATTTGAAGATTTATATTAACGGCACAGCCGATGCAACAAGTGCTGGTGCTGTTACTGACAACTTTAACCAAACCAGCATCATGTATGTTGGTGCAAATAGGGTTGGAGGTTCTGCATTAAACGGCTACATTGATGACCTGCGGATCACCAAAGGCATTGCACGTTACACCGCCAACTTCACGCCACCTGCTCAGGCATTTCCGAACACGTAAGGAAAGATCATGTTAATTGCAAAAATAGAAGACAGCGGCATTACGGTAGCTGACTACCGTGATATGTTCCCAAAAACATCATTTCCGTCTAGCGGACCAACCGCCGAGTTTTTGGCTGAAAACAATTGCAAGCCAGTAAATGTGTTCAAGTTATATGACCGTAACGCAGAAAAGCTGGTGGCGTGTGACCCGTATGTTGAAGGCGAATGGGTGTACACAATTAACGTGGCCCCTTTTACCGAGGAAGAATTGATAGCTGTGCGTGACAACGCTGCTTCACAAGTTCGCGCAGAACGTAACGCAAAGTTGTCCGCATCAGACTGGACACAAGTGCTTGATGCCCCGGTTAACCAAACTGTTTGGTCTACATATCGCCAAGAACTTCGGGATATTACTAAGCAAGATGGTTTTCCTTGGGACATTATTTGGCCTGATGCCCCATAATCATTAAATTACATTGCATAGGATAGAACATGAAAATAGCCGTGTACGCCATTAGCAAAAATGAAGAACAGTTTGTTCAACGCTTTTGTGATTCAGCAAAAGATGCAGATTTGATTTTGATTGCCGACACCGGATCAACTGACAAAACAGTTGAATTGGCATTGGAATGTGGAGCAAAAGTCCATGACATCTGTATTAGCCCATGGCGATTTGATAAAGCTCGGGATGCTGCCCTTGCCATGATTCCCCGAGATTTTGATGTCTGTATCAGCCTAGACCTTGATGAAATCATGGAACCTGGCTGGCGTGAGGAAATCGAGCGTGTTTGGCAAGAAAACACCACCAGATTGCGATACAAGTTTGATTGGGGATGTGGAATCTCCTTTTTTTACGAGAAAATTCATCACCGCCATGGATATCACTGGCATCACCCTGTCCATGAATATCCTCGTCCTGATGGCAGAATTCAAGAAATCTATGCGCATACGGATATGTTGTTGGTCAGCCATCACCCAGACAACACCAAGTCTCGTGGCCAATATATGCCATTGCTAGAACTGGCTATTAAAGAAGACCCACATTGCCCTAGAAACGCTTTTTATCATGCCCGAGAACTTACCTTCTATTCTCGCTGGAAAGAGGCTATAGAGGCTTTAAACCGCTATTTAGCCATGCCTGAAGCTACTTGGCCTAACGAGCGGTGCTATGCCATGCGATTATTGGGAAAATCCCATGAAGAATTAGGCATGATACATGAGGGTTTGAAATGGTACAGACTGGCTTGTGCAGAAGCTCCAAACACCCGTGAACCTTGGTGCGAGTTGGCCATTGCCACTTACAGGTTGCATATGTGGCCAGAAAGCTATGGAGCCGCCCTTTCAGCCCTAAATATTACTGATAAACAGGCTGTTTACACCATGGACCCGTCTGTTTGGACTGAAAAACCATACGATTACGCAAGTATTGCAGCTTGGAGGCTTGGATTGAAAGAACAGGCTATCGAATTCTGTAAGAAAGCTTTAGAATTCAACCCTACAGACACCCGTCTATTGAACAATCTTTCGCAAATGGAAGAAGTGACATGAGCGATTATTCCCGCCTTCGTACCCCGTTTACCTCAATGAGCTTCACACCAGACGTGCCAAGCAATGCTTTAGGTCCAAATGAGTACAACAGCGGGAAAAATGTTGAAGCCGATGTTCGCACCATTAAAAAGATTTATGGTGAAAAAGAAATTGCTTCTACGATTACCGATATGCCCATCTTCATGGAAGGTGGGTTTCGCTCAGAAACATCTTGGGTATACATCGTAGCAACCCGTAATTCGTCTAGCCAAGGTAAATGGTGGATGATTACTGCTACGGGTATATCCAATATTACGCCTGGTGTTGGTGGCAATCCTTCTGCTTATATTGCTGGATATACAGAAGACATCAACATTACGACTTCTTGGGTTGGAAATGTGTTTTTTATCAATGACACATTGCAAAACCCCATGTATTTCTTGCCCACAAGCAATGAAATTACAGTTTCTTCCAATGCTTCTTGGAATTATGAGACTGGTGTAACGTCTACTAGTGCAGGTTTTGTCAGGAATTATTGTTCTCCAAATGTTGGGAACATCCTGATTGCAGGTAATTTGACCAAAGTTATTTCTGGAATTACCTATAACTACCCCACAACAGTGCGGTGGTCACAAGCTTTTGCCAATACTGGCATTCCTGCCACATGGGAACCCACCCTCAATAACGTGGCCAATGAGCAAGAAGTTCCTGTTCGTGGACCTTTGGTTGATGGATTCTTCCTTGGAGCTAACTTTTACGCTTGCTCCTATTGGGACACCATTGTTTTTACTCCTATTGCCTATCAAAACAGCACTGCGCCTATCTTTGGTGTGCGTCTTTTAAACCAAGGCCGTGGATTATTTAACAATAACTGCTGGACAAACACTGATGCCAATGTTTACGGAATTGATGCCCGAGACATTTGGGTGTTTGATGGCTCTAATTTCTCTTCTTTGGCCAACCAAAAAGTCAAAGATTACTTCTTTGCAAACCTAAATCCTTCTTATTCACAAAGAATGTTCATGGTTAACAACACTCAAAAGAATCAGATTGAGATTTACTATCCTGATTTGGCATCTTCAGGGTGGTGCAACAAGATGTTGTCATATCGTTATGACTTGCAAGTCTGGAACCCTCCTAAAGACATTCAGAACGCCTGTATGGGCACTGAAGGACCTCGGTGGGTGGACTCATCCCCAGACTACTACAATTTGACTTCTAGGGCTGTTGTGTACGCTCGTGGTGGTGTTTCTAACTCTAAATTGGTAGAGACATCTATTGGTAACTCGTTTATTAATGGCGCAGCTATTGATGCTCAATTTGAGCGCACAAACATTGCTTTACAAACAGAAAAAGGACCTGTTCCTTATTCATCCAAAGTGTATGTTCACCGGATTTTGCCTGAGATCTCTGGCACGGGTAAGGTCAGCATTACTGTTGGTGGTGCTAACTCAACTGCCCAAGCAACTACTTATGGCCAAACAGGTGTTGTGACAATTGATACGGATAATCCTTGGGTGACTACTCAGCAAAATACTTTCCGTACTGTAGCGTTAAAGTTTGGTTCAAACGATGCTACTGACACATGGAAAATGAGTGCTTTAAACATCCAAGCAACAGTAACTGAGGATGCGTTCTAATGCCATTCGCTATAAGTAGCAATCCTTCTCAATCAGAAATATCTGAATCCATTAATTACTTATT